GGAGTAAGAAGCAGTCGAAGTATACTGATAGTGGTGGGGTATCATGTAAGGATCTTGATTTTAAGATACCATCATCAGATTGTGGTTATGTTTCCATGAAGCATGTTTGTGTTAATTGTTCGAGTTGGATGGTTCCAGTTAATATATGTGGAAGTGATTATGAATGACGAAGAAGACGATAAGGGATAGGATAGCACCGAAGCCAGTACGATTATGGAAGATCAGGTATGACCAAACATCAGAGATTAGTGTTGTGGGTGAGGACTTAGATAGTGCGAAAGCTAAAGGAGAGAAGATACTCCATGAGTTAGGTTTGGTTGATGATGTGAAGGGTTTGGATTTGCTGGTAGTTTGTTTTGCTGGTGAATTGTATCTTTGAGGTAAGCACAGGATGAAGCAAGAAGAAAACATATTATGGGCTCTTGGTGAGTTATATGCTCTCTCTCATGAGGCTGAGAGTACAGATGATTTAGAGGAGATGGGGTGCATGGAACAAGTATGCATATGTAGAGAAGCACCAAATGGGGATCATGACATAAAATACATTATGCCAGTTCCAAATGGATTCTCTAATGCGATACGGATTCTACGCAAAGAGTTTGATGAACTCTTGGAAGCAGAATGAGTGACAGTATCCATGTAGAGGAGACTACTCCAGTGTATGCTACTCATTTCCTCATGACTTGGGATGATTTCACTAGTTTGGGGATGACGATCAAGGGTAAGCCAGTAGCATTAGTAGAATGAGATAATCATGAAGAGAGAGAACACAGAACTATTGAATGTGACGATATCCACTAAATTCCAGGAATCACAGGTAAAGGAGACTAACAAGTGGTTGGAGGGTAAGGATGATCTTAATTTCGCTGCTGCAGTACGGTTAGGATTACGATTACTAGTCAAGGACGGATTCATAATACAGCGTGGGAGTGTCTTAGATGAGTGAGGATGAGACTAGTATAGATAATATACCTGAAAGTAGGTTTGTAAGGAATCTTGAGGAGGAAGAGGTATCCTTAATAGATTTCCTATCTCGTAGAGGATATGGTTCAGTCTTCATAGCTGGCTTCATGGGAGCTATAAACTCGATGAGTCTCAGCCCAGATAAATCACTAACAGAGATATCCAAGCAGGGATTTGTTGATGCTCCAACTCAAGGCATGATTAGGAAGTATTTGGATGGTGATGGTAGTAAGGTGTCGATCTATCGTAGGACTACACCATCAAAGATGAAGGAATACATAGACTTGAATAGTATGAGTTTTGATTTGTATGATACATTCCAGGCACTCAAGGGTAGGTTAGATGATAATATCGAGAGTGGCTTGATAGAGGATGTTGATGCCACACGATTAGCTAGAGTACTCAGGGAATTATATGAGACACTACAGAAGAGTGCAGATGAGGGAAGGATCAATCAGGGTGTGAAGACTCAATACAATATCATGAACATCATAAATGGTATAGGGGATATGGTATCACCAGAATGTAGTGCTGAAGTAGATGCGGTACTGCAGAAACACATAAAATTAAAACACATGAAAGATGAGGCGATTGATGTAGATGGCAACGTACAGGAGAACTTGGGATGATATACTAGATGGTGATGGGCCAGAGCAAATACCCCAATACCAGTATCTAGCACAAAAGGATTTCCAGTTCTTCTTCGAGAGAATACTAGGATATGAGGAACTAAATCCTATGCAGAGAGAAATCTATAGTATGTATGATCTCTCTAATCTTGGTAAGGTTGAGACTCATTTATGTGTAGAAGCTCCAAGACAGCATGGTAAAACATTGTTTGGTGGAGTAGGTTTAGAGTTATGGCTTGCATACAAGTCAGAATCATTACTTAATGGAATATACAAGAATTATCCTTGGATAGCTTCACTAGTAGTATCAGGATCTGAAGGTCAGAGTAAAGGAATCATCAATAAAACAAAAGCACACATAGAGGATAATGAAGCACTCAACTTCCTAAAACCAGATTCAACAAAGGATAGTAAGTGGAGTGTTAGTGAGATAATGACAACAACAAAATTCTATCTCACATCACTACCATTCACATCATCAATAAGGGGTGGGACATACCATTTCGTTAATTCGGATGACCTACTACGAGATAATAAGATAAGTCAATCTCAAGCTATCAAGACATATGTTGAAGTCATAATACCAACAACAATAGAGACTAAGGGATTACAGGCAGTTACTGGAACACCACAGACTGGGACAGACTTATTCAACTATATTGAGGAAGAATTATACAAGAAGACTAAGAGATTCAAGTTCAAGCGGTTTGCTGCAGTATGGGATGCTGATGATGACGGGAAATGGGATACTACGTTATGGCCTAAGAAGTATTCTGTTGAGGATATGTTTCGCATGAAGGATATCATGGGTATCATAAGCTTTGCTAAAGAGATGCTTTGTGATCCTAAATTAGCTGGTGAGAACCTGTTTAGTTGGGAGATGATAGAAGGTTGCCTGGATCTTGAGGTGAGAGAGATAATGAGTTGTTCACCAGGATGGCAGTATTATATGGGTGTTGATGTAGCATTCAGTAATTCTAAGACAGCAGACTTCGGTAGCTTTAGTATACTGGGTGTTAATAAGAACCAAGTATGTTTAGTATACCAGTATAGGAAGAAGGGTATGACTCCTAAAGAGTATGATGAACACATATTCAGGCTTCACAAGAAATTCAATTTCATTGAGATAGTAGTCGAAGAAAAGGGATTAAGTATCGATATGGTAGCAAGACTAAAGGAGGATAGATACTTAGGTAGTGTTGTTAGGGGATTCAAGACTGGTAGAGGTAAAGGAGTCAAGGACGAGAAGGATAGGATAGTATCAAGACTACAGACTTCTATGAGTAATGGACATATAAGATTCCCTAAAAACTATGGGCAAGACGTAGAAATCCTATTCAATGAATTAATGAATTTTGCGATAATAGAGCGTGATGGTAAGGAAGAGTATGGAGCAACATCAGGACACGATGATACAGTAATGAGTCTTTGCCTAGCTCATGATGCAGCAACAGATCCGAATAGAGGGAAAGTAGGGGCGGTGATAATATGAGTCTCTTTGATCGAATAGTAAAGCGTTTCAATAAAGGAGAGGATAAAGGACGGCTTGAGTTTGATGTTGGTGATATGTGTCCTAAATGCAAGATATTCTATCTTCTAAGGGAGTTTAACTTCATATTCTGCAGTAATCCTGAATGTGATTACATGAAACCACCAAAGGATAATGATCCTGTTTCTGGATTTTATGATGGTGTGATATGATAGATTTGTTTTTAAAGCCTGGGAAACTAGAATATAATGCACTTTTTTATTGTCTACCCGTAGGAGGAGTATGATGGGTAGATTAGATAAAATTACAAACTGGTTCGGATTGGATGAAGTAAAGGCGAAGCCATTGGTTAATGAGCCTTATAATGTAGATTCAATTTATGGTCAGGAACAAACATCTAATTCTCCACTTGATTACAATGTCCTATGGGAGTATGCAACCAAGTCTCCTGAAGTATTGATACCAGTACATACTATCATTTCTGATGTCATAGCTGATGGATTCTACATAAGACCATACAATAAGGATTCTTCTGGAAGGAATAGAGTGAAGCAAGCTAGAGAGTGGTTGAGTAAAAACAGGTTCTCTACAGCAATACAGCAACCTTTGCTGTGGGATGCTTTGATAACTGGTGATGACTACTTGTATATCGCTAATGTATCTGATGCGAAGATAAACGAGAAGATAGGTGAGATAGTTGATACTCTTGGTTTCAATAACAAGAAACGTGCAGCAAATCTTATTTATAGAGATTTTGCTCTTGATTATAGTTTTGGAACTATGGATCTTGTTCCACTCGCATCAGAGACAGTAAAGATATCTCATGATAAGCATCAGAGAGTTATTGAGTATATTCAGACTGTAGGAACTAAGAAAGAGAAATTCAGTCCAGATGAGGTAATCCATAATAAGTACATCCACATGAATGGTAAGGTGTATGGTTTTACACCAATGAAGTCTATCATATCTGAACTACAGATAATAGCTAATGCTAAAGACATTCTTGGTTATGGTCTTGAGAAGGGTGGTATACCAGAGTTCATGTATATCATGGAGGATGAATCACCTAAATCACCTAATGTTAAGAATTTATCCCATCAACTTAGGAGATTCAAGAACTTGATGAATAAGGGTAGGTCACTGCTTCTCACTGGTAAGGTTGATGTTAAGACACTCACACCTAACATGAAGGATATGATGTTCAAGGATCTCATCGATACTTTCGGTAAGATAGTCTTGATGGTGTGGGGAGTACCACCTTCTAAGATGGGTATGGTTGGTGATAAGGGTTCTGGTTATGATTCTGGACTTGCTACTGAAGGATACTACAAGAAGATAGCTACGCTTCAGGATTGGTTTTATGCTCCATTGAATTGGGAGTTATTCATCCCGAAGTTTGGTGTTGAGCTTGTACCTAAGAAATCATATCTTCAGGATGAGGTAAGAGAGAGTCAAGTATTAATGCAGAAGGTTGATACTGCATTAAAAATGTATGCTAATGGTTGGGTTACGAAAGAATACATTACTGAGAAGTTATTGAGTATCGATCCAGAGTATGTTGGTGACTTCGAGGTTAAGGATTTGTTTATGGGTGAGCAGAGACAGAATCTTGCCAAGAACGATGAGACAAACATGGATATAGGTCAGCAAGAGATGGCTGATGCTAAACGTAAAAAACAAAATAAAAATATGGGTGAAGAAGACGATGATGATTGAGTGGAATCTATTTGAACCAGCAGTATTAGCTTTTTTTATGGCTGCTTTTTACGCCATATCAGTGTATTACAGCAAGACTAATGAAGACAAGTGGAGTTACATTAAAGCTGGAAAAACATCAATACTAGCTGGAGTTGTTGCATTTGTGGGAACATACCAGGGGATATCAGCAGATATTATTATAGCATCACCATTCTATGCATTCTTAGGAATAGTGATCGAGCGTGTCTTAAAGATATTCAAGAGAAGGATCGTTCCTATGGTAAATAAGATTATTAATAAGTGACTTATATGCCAGATGGGATTAGGGATTTAACAGGGATGAGTGACAGAGACATACTAATGCAGATGGCGGGAGAGCTTCCATACATTAGAAGGGACATTCAGGATACTAAATCATTCGTTGAACAACATATAAACATGCTTAATGAAGCATTGAGTAACTGTAATAAAGAACATCAATCAGCACTAGAAGACATAGATAAAGATATAGAGGATTTGAAGTCTTGGAAGGATAAGGTTAATGGTGCATTAGGTATTATCTCATTATTTGTTGGTGGTCTTGTTGTAACTATTCTTGGAAAGATTGCTAAACTATTTTAGGGTGATAAGATGACAAAGAATAATGAATGTCCTTTTTGCTTTACTTCAACCAAGAAGCATGAATTACTTGGTTGTACTCGCCATAAAAGTGGTATAATAAGAGTATACAGGTGTGATTCATGTGCTAAATCATTCACAAATGAAAAGTCTATATAATATAATCATTTATTAATAGTGTTGTGTTAAGAAATAATAGGATGCCTTCTGAGTATAATTCAATAAAAGATTCTCTTACTAAAGCTCACTCAGACTGGTCAGATTCTAAAGTTAAGGAGATGGCCGCACGTACATTCTTCCGTAGGTTTGGTATTAGTGTGGTAGAAGCTGAACGATTGGATAATGCTGGTAAATGGGATTCTTGGAAGAAGAGGAAAGGTGTTGGCATGAAGTCAATACAATGTTTTGAAATTAAGGCATATGAAACTGATGGAGAAGAGTTTATTGATTATTATGTTGCAGCAACTGGTAAGGATGATGCTTGGGGTGTAACAGGTGATGGAGAAGTATGGGAGGGTGATAACCTAGAGCCAACAGCAATAAAGAGTTTGAGTAGGCAGTTGGAGGGAGCGATAGGTGTTATGAATGATCCATCAAAAGTTAGAGATATGTCTGAGATAATGAATCAAGATACTTGGGCTGGTACTGGCATTGGACACGAGCATATACTAGTGGATAAAGATATAATCCCGATAACAACAACTGTCAAAGCAGAAGTAGTCAAGATGCCAGGTGGTGAGATTGGTATAAAAGCAACAGACAAGATCAACAAATATTCACAGAGAGCAAATGACTTTGTAGGCATGGTAAAATCTAATATACTTAGATTCGCTTCTATAGAGTTTAAGGCAACAGATTACTACTTTAAGCAATTAGGTGGGAAGCTACAACGATTCGTTAGGGATGGTGTACTTGGGGGTAAAACATGGACTGGTAAACCTGCTAATGGATTATGTGGAATAATAGCTGTTGACATGAAAGCAGTCATGAGTGATGATGATTCTTATGATACATTGAAAAATAATTTAGGTGAGGATGTAAAAATGACGGATGAAGAAGCAAAATTGAAGGCTGAAGCAGATGCAAAAGCTGAAGCTGATGCTAAAGGAGATGCAGGAACAGTGGATACACCAAAAGAAGGTGGAGATGCTGCACCAGCAGTAAAACCAGAAGAAGTAAAAGCAATGATAGAGGATGCGGTTAAGGCTGCTGTATCACCATTGCAGGATGAAATCAAAGCTATTAATGATAAGAAGGACGATCAAGTCCTTGACGAGAAGACTAAGTTTATTGAAGGTGAACTCAATTCATTAAAGGCTGAGAGGAAGAACTTGGTTGAGGAAGAGCAAAAGAAGTTTGATGAGTTAAAAGCCAAGAACAAGGAAATCCATGATGAACTAAAGTCTGCTGAATCCAATGAAGCTCGTTGGAACATAGGATTAAAGGCATTGAGGAGTTTCGAGAAGGATGGTGGTGATGTTCCATCGTTTTTTGCTAGTAGAGGACAATAGAGGTGAGAAAGATGTATGAACCAAAAGCACTAACGACAGCAGCAAATTCTGGAGCAGAATTGGTGAATGTCTACGATAAGATCGTTCAAGATTCAGTATATAATGATTGGGTTACTCTTCGATTATTCGGTGAGGAGTCTGGTAGTGGTGTTCCACACTTTAAGACTAGGACAGGTAGAAATAGTCAAGCAACGTATTACGCTGAGAACGATCCGATCATAACAGGACAAACAGCAAAGATAGATGTTAGATTCTACTGGAAGCTATACAAAGCACCAGTAGAGGTGACAGGACTTGAGATAGAATCAGCAAAAGCAACTGGTGGAGAACTAGCAGACATATACAACTACGAACTCAGAACATCAACTGAGGACATGACAAACAACATGAATGCTGATGTTCATAGCACAGGAACTGAAGCTGCTGCAGGTGGAGCATTAGCTGGTCTTAAAAGACTTGTTGATGACGGAACTAACTACGGAACACTCTACGGAGTTACCAGAGATGGTAGCAACTGGGTTTCTGGTGGTTATGATGAAGATGCTGAAGCATTGTCTCTTGACTTGATGAGGACAATGAAGAGGACATGTGAACAGACCGGAGCGAAAGTAGGTAATCTTGTATTCGTTACAAGCTTCAAGCAGAGAGACAAGTATAAAGGACTGATACAGGATCTCCAAAGATTACCTCCAGTAGCTAATGTTGCAGGATTCGGTTCTGTTCCATCATTCGATGGTGTTGGAATCATAGCAGACAAGGAATGCGATGATGACTACTTGTACTGCTTGGATATATCAACATTCAAGAGGAGAGTCCTATTAGCACCAACCGTAAAGGCTTTACCAAGTCAGAAGGATGCTGAAGCAGGATTCGCAAGGACTTACCTTGAAGTGGTTTGTAAGCAAGCAAACAGAAGCTTCAAGAAGATCAACTTAACATAGAGGTGATTAAGGATGACAGCAGGTTTAAGAAGAGTGGCTGGAGGAGGAGGTGCAGCACCACCTTATACTAATGGCCCATATGAATGGGATCAACACGTAACATTTTCACAGGGAATTAATGGAGTAATGAACGGTGGAACGTCTTATTATGTTGATTCATCATTGAGTTCATCAGGAGTTGGTGATACATGGACTACTGCATTCATAACAATTGCAGAAGCAGTTGCAGCATCACTTGCAGCAGGTGGAACGCATGACACAATTCTGATTAAAGGAACAGCGAATATAGATGATGATTCAAACCCTGTAAATGATTATTCAGAAAGCGTAACAATTGCAGCAGCACAAGTTGGTTTAAGAATCATCGGAATGGGTAATGGGCCAGAAGGTGTCAAATGGACTGTTGGAACGGCAGAAGATGTGATTCTAACTATAAATGCAATAGACTGTGTTGTGGAAAATATTAGGTTTAGACCTAATGGTGCAACAAGCGGAGCAGCAATCTACTTAGCACAGACTGCAGATGGTTCTAACGTTGCAAATGGTGCTATAATTAGAAATTGTATTTTCAGAAGTACAACTGAAACAGCATTAGCTGGAATATACACCCAAGGTGCAAGTGATGTAATTATTGAAAATAATGTATTTACCTCAGTTGCAACAGCAGTTCTACAAACAGAAACACCTGCTAAAGTCACTTATCGTATGATAATTAGAAATAATTTCGTAGATGATAAGTGTACCAATGGGTTTATGTTTAGTGGGAGAAGTTGTTTAGTTCAAGACAATGAGTTTGCAGGAGATACCTTGACAATAATTATTGACACAGCTCATGTATCGTCACAAGGTTCTTACAATGTAGTTAGAGGACATTTCCTTAATACTGCATCTGCATACGAAACAAATTGTGTTGGATGTGCAACAGATGACTGGTGGTTCAATTATTGCTCTGATACTGGAAGTAGTACAGTTTCAGCAGCATATCTAACCATAGGAATCCCAACAGCATAGGTGAATTAAGATGACTACAAAAAAAGAAGTCAAAAAAGATGATCATGGATTAACCGATGAGCAATTTGCTCAATGGGAACTTGAAGAGATTAATCTTGATCTTTTTAAGGGAAAGCTAAAAGAAAAAAAAGGTGATGAATAATGGCAAGTGCAATCGTACCAACTTTGGTACAGGAACTATCTGGCGTTAATGTCTCTGTAATGTATCCTATATCAGGAACTGCAGGACAGAATATGAGGTTAGTGTACATAAATGCTACTGCAACAGCAACTGATGACACAATAGCTTTAGCTACTTATATGCCAGGAATAACTGGTGTAGTTGGTGTTTTGATGAATGTTGTTGATGCAGCGACAAGTTCTACAACCCCAACATGGTCAACGACTACATTGACGTTAGCACAATATGCCGGAAGCGGTGTGTGTGAGATGATATTATTGGTGGAATAATCCACCATTTTTTATTTTTTTTAATAGGTGAAGAAAGATGACAGGATTGATAATGAAGGTAAAGAAGGAGTTTGAACAGCAGAACGGTACGACAGAATCGGGGAATCCGATAATAAAGAAGTTTGTTAAGGATCAGGAGATTCGTGATGAGGAAGCTCGTTTCATGTATCATAAGAAGGGAGATGAGTATCTTGCTGTGGTTGAGGGTGTTAAGGTTGATGCTCCTAAAGGAGTAAAGACTTTCAGTGAACTACGTAGTGAAGCTAAGAAGGAAGTAGAAGACGAACTCAAATCAGATGAGAAGCGTAAAGCTATTGAGGAAGCCAAGAGGAAGGCTGCAATAGATAAAAATAAATGAGGTGTTTAGATGACGGCAGCAGAAAAACTACATGATAGTTATAGTACTGTAACACTTACTACTGATGCATCTGGTGATGTGACAGGATATGCTACAGTGACTGGTGGTGGATTGATAGAGAAGGTACATGTTGAGATTGATGATTGGACTTCTGGTGCTGCTGATGTTGCATTAACTTGTGATACTACTGGAGAGAGTATTCTATCATTAACAGACATAACTACTGATAGTCTTGATTATCCGACTAGAGCAGTTGATGATACATCAGGATCTGCAAGAGCAGCATATGCTAGGTTCTTCGTTCCTGAACGTGTTAAGATAGTTATAGCAGATGGTGGAGACAGTAAGGCTGGTAAAGTTACAGTTGCTTGGTCTAGGAGCTAGGAGGTAATACAAAATGAAGAAGAGTTTGTTTGCGGTTTTAATCATATTGTTGATTTTTCTTCTTCATTTAGCTTCTGCTCAATACTCATATACTGATCGTTCACTATATCTTGCTGATAATGTAACTACTGATTTATGGATGTTCGC